TACATATACCTGATCAACAAGAGGATTTTTAACAGAATGTGTTATGCAGTATTCTTCGTTTATACTTTTTACATCAGGCTCAATCTCTAAAGATATATCAGATATCCTAAAAAACGTTAATGGGTCTATCGGTGAACCCGCTAAAGTTATATCGTCAACAGAATTAATAATTAATTTTTCCCAGAATGAATACTCTAGATCATCTGCGGATTCTGGGGTAACATCAATACGTGTCTTTACTATGTTTTGTATATCTGGATCTGTAGTATTTAATAATACTTTTGATATAGGTGAAGTGTATGATTCATTAGTTCCTTGATCATTAATTCCATCGACGCTTATTGGTGATGCGAAGCTCATTAATCCTAAATTACTATCAGCTACATATTCTCCAGTTATCTTAAAAAGGGTGGCATCGTTTGTAGGTCCACCTGATTTAGATTTACTCATCAAGACATGATTACGAAAGTCTTCATCACTGACAAGATTTCCTGTTGAATAATTTCTAGAAGCATCAAAAACTCCAATCAATTTATCGGCATTACTTCCCATTAGGAAATATCCTTCGCCACCTTCTATGTCAACAGGCATAGTCACTTGATCGTTTTCTTCGTAAAAGATTTCCGTAGTAGAGTCTATATCTATATACTCGCCACTAAATTGAGGGAAAGAACTAAAACCAGTGGACGCTAAATAATATTTATTATCAATGTCTGCCCCAGTGACCGCAACAATATCTTCCCCTGAATTATAAAGTAATGTGTCATCAAAATATTGATTTATTCCAGAATTAAATTGATAATGGTCTTCATTAAAAATAACAACTTCATCCTTAGCGTAAACTTTCCTTGCGTCATATTCTTCTTTTTTTGTGTTTGCAAATATAGCGTTTGCATCGTAATTTCTTGGACCGTAAAGTCTTGCGTTATAATCAGTAGTATTAGCGATAAACGTATATTGATCTTCCAGTAGCCTTTGGTTTTCACTACCTATTAGCCCGTTGTCATCATAAGCTATATCAATATCAAATTCATTAAAATTATAAGAATCATTACCTGCCGAATTTAATTCTTTTACCTGTACGTCATTTAAATAAACCCCTCTCAAATAATCATCTTCATTGTTTCTTAAAACTGGATTGTCTGGGTCGTAGGCTGCAAGAGCTCCTGTCGAGAATTCTTGGTATTGATTATTTAAGTCTACAAAACCTTTAATAGGTCCTTCGCAAACTAAATCTATTGATTTATATATACCAACCGATTCTAATTTATGCCAACCCACACCATTTTCTTTTACTCCACCCTTATACCTTGAGCCTACCTCCAAAAATGAACCATTTCTTTGCTCTATTGGTATGAATGTCTTATTCTCTGCGCTTTCCCATTGTTGAGATGGAACACTTTGTGTACATACAAAAGAAGTACTATTTACTTGTATTCCGTTAAGGATGTTATCTCCTCCGTCGTTTTTACTTGGATACCAATTTCCATTCCCTCCTTGAAAGTTTTGAAGAGTAGATAAATCTATACCTTTCCCAAAATTATAATCATAAGTTAATGTTCCAATAAAACCTCCAGCGATTTTATCGCGCATTTGGTTAGGCGTTGGTGGGACATTTCCATATAATCCATCGTTTGCTCCGAACTTAGTCGAAGCCTTATTTGATTTTATGTATAAGTAAAATGGATCATTCTTACTAAAGTTAGGGTCTCCATTAAATTCATTTACTGTACCTAGAACATTTCCTTGGTAATATTTTGAATAATTGGGTATTATACATAATACACCTCCATCAAAATTTACTATGTCACCATCCTCTGAATCGTATTCGTAGTTAAGTATACATGAAGATATTACATTACTACCAACCTTCATTTGCCCGTAACCTAATGGCAATGTTGAACCTTGTTGATATCTATTTTCAGAGCCATTATATGAAAAGGATTTCGTTTCTATTTCGAGAGTTTTATTTTCTTTATTTAGTTTTGATAACTCTTTAGTTATATAAGCGCTAACACCAGCTGTTAAAATTGAGCCAGCTAGTGCCATCATTGACCCTTCTGGTGCTGGTAAAATATGAATGTCTTTCTGGGTTTTTAATTCATAATCTTCTTTTCGGATTGGTTTCCCTGATTTTGATTTTTTAATTACATAGTGGACCCCTTCTTTTTGTTTTTTATTGATGTAACGCTCTAATTCTTCATTATTAGCGAAAAGCGCTCGCAAAGCTTCTGCGGGTGTTTCAACATCAAACTCCCATTTTTTTCCAAAAACGCTTCCTAATTTACCATGTAAAAAAACTTTTTTCATTCCTTTTTCCTAATAACTAATTACACTATCGATACCTATATATGTATTTTATTTTACTTTGCCATCTTTCGTCTAATATTTGTTTTTGAGATAGTTGATGTTTTGGTTGATGGATAAAGAAATCGTCCCCTAAATAAATCCCTATATGTAATCTTGAGTTTTTTTTTATTTCAAAAACTATCACGTCATGTTTCTTTATTGTGTTAACTCTTTTTAAATGCTTATTTAGTATTTTTAGAAGCAAATTATTTGCTTTATCATCTTCTTCTGGTAGCCAGTAATTTTTATTCCATTTTGTTATATTTATTCCTAAAACTTTTTTAAAATAATCTTTAAAAATACAAGAGCATTCATTGAAACCTTTTACGTAAAATCTTCCTATTAGATCACTGGGCTCAAAAGATTCGGGGAAATAAAGAAAAAACTTTTTAGTCTTAAGGCTATATATTAAATATGGCAAACATATCTCTTCCGACATTTTTATGTCAATTATCGAAGGTCTCTCTGATGATTTATGGTGCGTATGATATATTCCAAGAATTGTTTGGTCTATTAAATGTTGAATTAAAAATGATTGAGGTATAAAAAATCCATTTTTTTTATTAGGATGTTTATTATCTATTCTCTTAACAACAACTTCTCCAGATGGCTCAATTAATATTAAACCACATACTTCCTCGTTTGGTTTTAATTCTGAGTGGGCTATTACGCTTTTTTCAATATTACTTAAACTCATAAGGTTCAATTCCAGGAAAACCCCCAAACGGCAAACCTTTATTAGACTCAATCCAATCTTCACCTTGCCTTTTTCCCCCGCCAGATTCTTCTGCAGAAATATCCGAGAACCTTAATCTACAACCGCATATAGTTTTATCGCATTCATCTAGGCGCCAACTTTCTCTATCGAATATAGGGTTAGACCTTGTATTATCTTTTACACAGACATAAATAGATGACGGATTTAAGGATGGGTCATAATCGAAAGGTGTTGTTTTAACTACGTCTCCTTTTGAGTAAATATTATTAATGGTCCATTCATTATAATCAGTTCCTGGGGCAAATTCTTCTGCATCAAATTCATCTTCGAAGTAAACATTTTCTCCTACCATTATTTCATTATAACCACTAGGAACAAACCTTTTGTTTTTATTGTCAGATATTGGTTTACCCGTATACCTACAGCCTATATCAGACCTATATACCCAAGGACAATTATTAGAATAAACAACCCTTGCTGGTATATTCGCATTTTCTAATTCTAATAAAGATACAAGCTCAAACTCAACCACAGCATCATCTTCTTTAACTTTTTGGTTAACGAAAAATACATCTTCAGTAAAAGAAGCGTCAGGGTCGGGATCTTCATGTGGATTAATATTATTTGGGAAGTTTTCTTTATCTATAAATTTTACAAATGTTTTAATTCTGGTAACTTTGTAATTAGTAAAATCTTCAAAGAAATCCAGCCTCATTGATATGTTTCCCTGGTAATTAGAGAACGTCATCCTTGGTCTAGGCAATCCCCCGCCTGCCTGCATATCAAAACCATCGACTTTTATTGGGTAAAAATCATAAGACTGCCCATCGAAAACTATTTTTTTTCTGTAGCCATTTTCTCCAGCGTGGAATAAATAATCACCTTTGTCTTTTAAGTTTATTTTATATAAAGATATTATTGAGGAAGGTTCTAACTCAAGTAATTCATTTATATGCTTTTCTGTATTTTTCATTTTAACAAGAGAATTCTCCTTTTATAACAAAACTTGCTTCACATTCAGCAGAGCATCCATCGGTATCCTGTATCATAAATCCAGGAATCATTTCGATGTTTGCGAAAAATTTATCTCCTTGATTATCACTAAACGTTCCAAATGTTCCATCATCAACTTGCGCTTGGCTTGGGTGAAAGTATGTATTAATATAATAACTATTACCAGGTTCTATTTCTATAGGTAATTCAACTGTATTAATATCGTCATAAATTCTAATATTTTGACCTATATAGTTATCAGATATGATTGTGAAAAGAGAGGGGTTGTCATTTAGAATCTTATTTATTGTTATTTTGTTTTTACATGTATTTGTTAATTTAACAGATTTTTCTTTCAGTACGAGATCTTCCTGATCACACACATAGTGTTCAACAGTGTGTTTATCTATAGTGGCAGAAAAGATTGTTTCATCTTGTTTTTTATGACAGCTTACTGCTATAGAATTTATTTGATCAATCGATAAATCTCTTGATTCAACGAATTGAGCAGATATAGTATGATTATTTTTATAATTAATTGTGTGAGACCAATTAGGGCAGAAAAATGTAAAGTTATCGGAAGACGAATCGAACCTTGATGATAAATATGGCCGGGGCGGATAAAATCTAAACTTTTTATACCCTAAATGACTTTCAAGGAATTGTAAAATCTCAAGAGCTTCATCATCATATCTCTGGTCGAAGGTTAAATCTAATATATTTAAATCTTG